CGGCAAGGTCCAGACCCGCAACATCCTGAACCTGAACGAGGATTTCGCGGCCATGCTGCGCGTGGATCCGGTGTCGGCGCTGATGAAGTTCGTCGCGCCGGCCATCACCGCGCGGTACGGCAGCAGCCCCGACGTGGTGGCGCAGGAGGTCAACAAGATTCTGTCGAACCGTCGCGGGTCGGACTTCGCAACCAGCGTCACCACCCAGCAGGCGCAGAACTTGCGCGATGCCCGGTTGGTGTCCAACGCGATGGGCGCGGACCAGACGATCGCCGCATCGCGCGGCACGCTGGGCGGCAACCTGGCCAACCTGCAGGCGCGCTGGAACAGCCTTCTGACCGAGTTGGGCACGACGATCCTGCCGATCGCCGTCCGGGGCCTCGAGGGGCTGAACGCTGGCCTGAAGCGCGTCATCGAGTGGGCGCGCGAGCACCCGATGCTCGCCAAGGGCGTGATGGGGATCGCCGCTGCGTTCGGCGCCCTGGCGGTGGCAGGCGGCGGGCTGATGCTCATCGCCGGCGGCCTGAAAGCGGTGGCGCTGGCGATCGGCCTGGCCAAGGGCGTCGGCCTGGCGGCCGCCGTGGGGGGGCTGCTGGGCCCGATCGGCCTCGTCGTTGCCGCGCTGGGCGGGTTGGCGCTCGCGATGAAGGTGTTCGGCGGAGACGGCAAGCCGAAGGCTCGCCCCGACTTCATGCCGCCGGGCTACCAGGCTCCGGCCGAGCGTGGCGCCGATCGCCGGGCGCTCGACCAGTTGCAGGACTGGCGCAACCGGCACGCCGCGCCGGCGCCGCCGCGCGGCAACGTCACTGTCGTTGTGGGTGACGTGCGACTGGACGGCCGGATCATGGGGCAGTTGCTCACGCCGTTTCTGAGCGCAGAACTGAACCGCGCGCCCGCCGGCGGCAGCCGATTCGACCCGACGATGGGGCCGGTCTACCCGAGCCAGGCGCTCCCGGTGACGCGATGACCGACGTCGTGCTGCGCATCGGCGACGTCGAGTTCGCCGACACCGAGATCCCGCCGGTGATGCCGTTCGGCGGCCAGCAGCGGCTGGTCACCCATACGCTGCCGGGCGGGGCGCGCATCGTGCAGGCCCTGGGCCGGGATGACGACCCGCTCGAGTGGGGCGGCGTCTTCCGCGGGCCGGATGCGTCCGAGCGCGCGCGGGCGCTGGACGGGCTGCGCATCGCCGGCGACCCGCTGCTGCTCACCTGGCACGACTTCGCCTACACGGTCGAGATCGCGGCGTTCCGCGCCCATTTCGAGGCGCCGTTTCGGGTGCCGTACCAGCTGAGCTGCATCGTCGTCGAGGACCTGACCGCCCGCGCGGTCTGGACGCCGCGGCCCAGCGTGGACGCCGCGGTGCGCGAGGACGTTGGCGCCTGCGCTGTGGAGACAGCCCGGATCGGCGACGGGCCGCTGTCGGCCCTGAACGACACGCTGCAGGCGATCGCCGCCGGCATCCAGGACATCCAGGCCGCCGCCTACGAGACGATCGCCCCGATCATCGCGACCGCGGGGAGCATCCGCGCACGGGTGCAGATCCTGCAGGACACGGCCGGCGCGGCGCTGAATGGCGCGGCCGCGCTGGTGTCGATCGTTCCCGGGATGTCGGGCTCGGCCCTGGCCGGGAGACTGCGCTCGGCCGCCGCCGCCGCGGTTCAGGCGCCGGCGCTGCACCGGCTCGACACCCGGATGGTGCGGCTCACGACGAACCTGAACACCGCGCAATTCGGCGCCACGGCGGTCGCGCGAACCGTCTCGGGTGGCGTCTCGCTTTTCGACCTGTCGGCCGAGCGGTTCGGCGATCCGCGCCGCTGGGACGAGATCGCGCGCGCAAGCGGCCGGGCCGACCCATTCCTGCGCGGCGTGGTGCAGGTTCGCATCCCGCAGTAGCGCCCCGTGGCCGTCAACAGCATCACCCCTGCCTCGGTCGCGCGGCAGGCGAGGGCAGCCGTGCTCGTGAATGGCACGCGCCAGGTCGACGGCAACGGCCGAGACGTCGTGATCGACGCCCGCGTCGACCAGAACACGCACTACCAGGCCGACACCTTCACGGTCACGCTGCCGCTGTCGGTGCAGCACCTGACGCCCTCGATCGACGCGCCGGTGGACATCGCGCAGTCCGGGCCCGACTACTGGTCGAGCCTCACGGACGCCGAGGTGCAGATCTTCATGGGCTATCCGGACCGCGCCGGTTCCTGGGAGCCGCTGGAGCTGTACCGCTGCATCGTCGGGGCGGTGGACGATGTCTCGATCGACTTCGCGGCGAACCGCGTGCACCTGGTGGGCCGCGACCTGACGGCGCGCCTCATCGACACGAAGACGGTCGAGCAGTACGTGAACCTCACGGCCAGCCAGATCGTCGAACTGATCGCCGCCCAGCACGGGCTCACGCCGGTGGTGACGCCGACCGAGACGATCGCCGGCGGCTACTACCAGCAGGACCACGTGAGCCTGCAGGACAGCCGGCCGCAGTGGGATCTCCTGACCTACCTCGCCGAGCGCGAGGGGTTCCAGGTCTACGTGACTGGCCGCGAACTGCACTTCGAGCCCCGCGTGGAGGCGGTGACGGGCGAGCCCTACGTGATCCAGTGGCAGACGCCCGAGCCCGGGCGCGCCTACCCGATCAGCAACGCGATATCGCTGCAGTGCCGCCGCAACCTCACGATGTCGCGGACGGTCGAGGTGCAGGTGCGCAGTTTCAACACCAAGCAGCGTCGCGGCTTCACCGTCACGGCGCGGCGCGCGCGCATTCGAAACCGGGTCACGTCGGCCGAGCAAAAGCTTCCCGAGCCCGCGCAGGTCTACACCTACCGGATCCCCAACCTGACCGAGCAGCAGGCCCAAGAGCGCGCGAACCGCATCGCCAATGAACTGAGCCGCCACGAAATGCTGCTCGGCGCGCAGCTGCCCGGGGATCACCTGCTCACGGCACGCACGCCGATCCGCCTGATTGGCACCGGCAGCGCGTTCGATCAGACCTACCTGCCGTCCACGATCGTGCGCACGTTCGATCTCGACGGCTACCGGATGGACGTGCAGGCGAAGAACCACAGCCCCGAATCGACGGTGCTGCCGTGAGGGCATTCCTGAACGCATCCCGGCAGGCCGCCGACGCCGCGCGCGGGCAGATCGCGCTCCCGCGCCAGGCGGTGGTGCGCAACTACGACCCGGCGACCTACGCCGTGAAGGTCGAGTTCGTCGAGGACGGGACGCTGTCGCAATGGATCCCGTTGCAGGCGATCGCCGTGGGCGATGGCTTCGGGATCCTGGCCGCGCCGAACGTGGGCGATGTCGTCGACGTGCACTTCACGGACGGCACCATCGACTGCGCCACCGTCGGCCTGCGGTTCTTCGGCGATGGCGCGGCGCCGCCGCAGGTGGCCGCTGGCGAGTACCTGATCAAGCACCGCAGCGGAGCCCTGCTGCGGTTCGCGGCCGACGGCTCGGTGCAGATCGTGACCAGCGGCGATCTGGCCGTCCAGGTGGGCGGCGACGCCTCGTTCAAGGTCGCCGGCGCCATCAGCAGCGAGGCCACGGCCTGGAACCACAAGGGCGCGATGAACGTGATCGGGAACATCGCCGCCACCGGCTCGATCGTCGATCGCTCGCTCACGAACACCAAGTCCGTCGGCGATCTGCGCGACGCCTACGACATCCACACCCACACCCACGGCGACGCGGCTGGCACCACGTCGACGCCCACGCCCACCGTCTGATGCGCGAAGCCGGGGGTTACAAGACCTGCACGAAGTGCCGGGTCGAGAAGCCTATTGCCGATTTCTGGAAGAAATTGAATGGCACCGCCGCGCGGTGCATCTCATGCGCCAACGAAGATCACCGCGCATGGCGATCGGCAAATCAAGACAAGTTGCGTGAGGCAAAACGCAGTTACCGGAAGCGCATAGGAATCGATCACATCGTGCCGTTGGCAAAAGGCGGCTCCGACGGCCCCGAGAACATCCAATTGCTGTGCGCCCCCTGCAATCGCAGGAAGAGCGCAAAGGATCCGATTGTGTTCATGCAAGAGAACGGATTCCTGCTGTGAAAGATTTGGCGCACTGGATAGGCGCCGACCTGACGGTCTCGGCCTCGGGGGATCTCGCGGTCTCCGAGGGCTC